ATAATAATCACCCAAGTGAACGATTTGCTTAATATCATGTTTATCACATTCTGGAAAGAAAATATTTTCATAAAAGTCTTGAGCATTTTTTAAAAATATTTCTGATGAATTACGAATTCCAGTATGAGTATCATTTAGTACAGCTATTTTCATTACATAAAATCACTTAAATCCGAGTCTGCTGATTTTGTTTGACGTTTAATCTTTTTCTTTTCTTCTTTGACAAAGTCTTTAACTTCTGCATCAGCCGCTCGAACTTTATCGATACGGTCACGCAACGTATCCACAAATGCTCCAGCCACATGCGCTGCTATATCCTCACCACCAACATCAATAAAGTTTTCAACTCCTGAGCGAGTAAGATACTTAATTTTGATGTCTTGTTGTTTCTTTTCTTTTGCGATTCTTCTTAGAAAGGCATACCATGAGATTTGCGTAAAATAAGCAAAAGCATTTGGTTTACCTGTACGAGTAGCGGCTTCAATGTCATAGTTATTGATAGCTTTCAAACAATTCTCTACAGCATCCATTACCATTTCTTCGCGATAAGTATAACGAATAAAATTTGATTTGTGAGACAAACCTTCAGCGATTCTAAGAAAACACTGAGCAATATAATCTGGTACAAGTGGAATTTTGTCTTGATTGTTTTTAGCTTCATTTACTACTGTTACATAGTCTACCACAGCCTGAGAAAAATCAGCATTATTTACATAGTGTATGCTTTTTCTTTTTGCCATAATATAACTCCATTAATAATAATATTCTATCAAAAAAATAAAGAAATGTACATATAATTTTTTTAGTTTAAAAGGAAAAAATAAAGGGTTTACAAACGGTAAAAACTATGGTAGAATTAACTGTAGTTAGGAGGGAGGAGAGAATACCCCCTTCTAATGTATTGTATTTTTACCTGTAGGAAATTTAATTACATTGTTATCAGAATCTGGACTATGCATACTGTCTAAAAAATTATCGAAATCTTCATCTGTAATACTATCTATGTCCATACCCATTTGTTCGGCGAGTTGATCGAATGAAAAATCTGTTCTATTTTTTTCTTGTTTTAATCCCAAAATACTTCGCGCGTAATGTGATAACATACTATCACTTGGATTTGCTTCACCAATTACTTGATTGGAATTTAAAATATGTAATTCACTTGGATCATCAACAAAAGAAAACCATGGACGAAAAGCATAAAATCTTACGCCTCGTTGAAAATCTTCGACCACCATAATTTTCATACAAGATCTTACAACAAGGCCAGCATCTCCTGTATCAGAAGAAACTACTTCACAAATTACTTCATCGTCATTTACCATTTTAAATTGTTTAATTGTTGGTTCGTTCATAAATCCACCGTATGAGTTTTATATTTAAATTTTTCTTTTTGGTAAATCTTAAGACGCTCTTCACCATGTGAATAAGCAAAATTCTTACCTGTAATATTATCTATAATATCATACAACTTAGTTACTGATCCGTCTTCGCTTTGTCTGAGGCCTCTACCGATCGATTGTAAAACACGTATCTGGGATTTTGACGGACTAGCAAATACGATATTATGCAAATTCCGAATATTAATACCAGTACTAAAGGTACCAAGACTTGCAACAATAATAGCGCCATGTTGTTTCTCCACTATTTTACGAATTGCTTCTCTATCTTCAGTGTGTGTTTGTCCAGATACAAAAAATATTTTTCTGTCTTCAGCTGCCTTATCTTTAATTAAATTGAAGAGTGGTTTTCCATGATTATCCACAAGGTTGTATAAGACGAGAGTATTGCCCACAGAAGCCAAAGCCAAATTACGAATAAAGCGATTACGTAAATCGTGCTTGACAATCCAATCGATCTCTTCTTGATAAGTCCTTTTACCGAAGTCAGAAGTGTCTTTATATTTAATTTCCAACCTGTCAATGTTGAGGTCTGCAAGGGTTTTTTCGTCTTGGAGGTCTCTTGTGGTAGTGACGCGGTGTATCTTACCAAAAAGTCCCTGAAGGACGAGCTCGTGGGTTTGTGTGCCATCTAATGTTCCTGTTGTACCATATCTGAATCCAGCTTCTGTAGCTTTATTCATAATATTCATCAATGATTTAGATTTAAAACCATGACATTCATCACCAATTACCATTCCAAATTGATCGAACCATGCTTTTGGCAATTTATAAATTGATTGCCATGTAGATATACAAATCGCAGCATCAAATTTTTTGTCCTTACCACTATATATACGATGCATACCTTTAGGTCCCTGACCATATTCAATAAGATCATTATACATTTGTTCAACCAAAGAAGTAGTAGGTACAATAATTAAAACTCTTCCAGCTTTTGGATATGCTACACCATCAGTTAACATTTGTAACCAAAATTTAGCAAGCAAATATATAATTAAAGATTTACCAGAACCAGTAGGAGATACAAGTATATTTCTTTTGTTATGTAGAGCATGACATAAAGCATCGAATTGATAATCTCGTACTTTAAATGGTAAACCTAAACTTTCAATCCACTCCATAATAAGTTTAGGATTAATATGTACTGTATCGATAGGACCACCATATTTAGTGGTTTCACTACCAAGCATATAAGCACGTTGTTTACAAAATTCTTGCAAGTGGAAAAATAAACCAGCAGGCAATTCTCCAGTATTAGAATCAAATAAACGAATCTTACCATCCCACATTCTATTTTTAAATGCTGGCATAAATTTATAACCAGGCACATAGAATGAGAAATATTCTCTTAATTCAGCTGCGATACCACTATTACATTCTACATGTAAATTAGCGTGAGTTAATTTCCTGACTCGAACTGTTTCCATTTAATCATATTACTTATAGTCTGATGACGCCAATTAAGATTATTTATAATCTCTTGTAATGTCTCAATCATTGTCTTATAATACAGAATTTTTTCTTCTGATTTTTGTATTTCAGGATCTGCATCATAATAATATTCCATTTCACCTTTTAAAATTTTCATACCATCAAAAGGATCTAATGCCCATCCAGTTTCTTTTATTTCTTCTTCTGTCATCTTTCCATTATAATACAACCACTTTTGTTTTAACAAAGTTTTTTGTTTAAACTCTGCTCTCTTTAACATTAGTTTTGCTGTGGAAAGATATTCGAGATATTTACCATGTAAAATTGGTGTATCTCTTGAGGTTTCATCTAAATGATATTCATCAATAGCATTTTCACTTCGCCATTCAGCGAGAATTTTCTCCAAATCCATAATATACCTTATAATAATTCAAAATAACTAAATCTAAACGATGCTCCAAAAGTAACGAACTCAGTACCACTTGCAGTAGATTGAAATTGTACATCTGTTAATGCAACTGGCATACAATCTATATATTTAATTTGTTTTGTCACATTATTATGACTTGACAATATCGATAACACAATATCTGATACAGTTGGTGGTCTTACACCTGCATCTTCTAATCTTGAATTTTCATTATTATCAAGATTAGTTCTCATCCAATTGTACATCTCATTATATGCATCCATATTTTCATCTACAATAATATTTGCAAGTAATTCATTAAATGTAAGTTTATCACCCACAAATGGAATTGATTGCAGTTTTCTAAATGGTACTTCAACAGCATTCATTATCATACCAGGATGAGTAAAGTCCTGACAGAAAAACTCCAAATTTGGGAAGTTTTTTCTATCAATCGTTATCTTAAACGACGTGGGCTGTAAGTAGTTAATATTTGATGTTAGTTCTGCCATGATTCTATTTATAACAGTTTACATAAAAAAAGAGGCGCCGAAGCGCCTCTGAGTTGAGATAGAACTTTTTATTAAGAACCTAGAATGTCGTCCACTCTGAAGATTCTGTAGTATTGGTTGGTTTTTGCTGTTGCAAGACCATCGCGGCCAGACATATTTCCAACATCTACGAATGGGTTTGATACCATGCCGTAGCGTGTTTTGAAACCAATTTTTGGCTGGAATGTGTCTTCTCCAACTGCACGTACCATAGTTAGTGGTACATATGGGCAGTAGAATACACCAGCATCATATGGGTTAGTGCCTTTGTAACCAACAGTTACATAGTCATTAGTTGCATATGGGTCGATGTATACGCGAGTACGACCGTTTAGTACACCAGCAAATGTGTTGCCTGTGTCGTCAACGTTCAAGTTAGTGCTTAGAGCTGGTGTGTAGTCCAACATACCTGCTGCGCTCAAAGAAGAAGCAACGTCGCTTGAGCAGATGATAAAGTTACCTTTACCTCTACGTGTTTCTTTTGCGATTACGTTTGATTCACGCTCGATCTGCATGATTAAGCCTTTGAACTTCTCTACTGACCAACGACCGTCTGCATCTGTTTGTACGTTGAAGATACCGTTGACAGCTGTGTTAGTTGTAAGAGCACCAAGCTTCGCTTGTGAGTTAATTGTACGAATTACTTCGCGGTTAATTTCAGCCATGATCTCAGTTGACAAAATGTTCGCCAACTCAGTTTCAGCATCAAGACCATGAATTGCTTTCAAGTCTTGTGCTAGTTCTAAGCTGTATTCCGCTTTCAACGCACGTGACTTCGCAGTCACAGTTGCTTTTTCAATGGTGAAACCCATTTCGTTGAACGCAGAACCACCTGTTGAACCAAGTGCTTCAGCATCTGCCAATGGCATTGCTGAACCTGCAAGAGCAGTAGTTACGGAGTCAGCAATTGTGCTGTCGCCGTCACCATCAGTTGAGGTACCAAGACCTGAACCGTCTGTTGGCTGTGTGAAGCTTGAGTCACCTGAGTAACCTGTGTTTGCTTCGTCGAACAATGCTTCATCATCTACAGACTGACCGTTAGCAGCTGTCTTGTAACGTGAACGCATTGCAAAGATAAGACCTGTTGGTCCTGTCATTGGCTGAACACCACATACGTCATATGCCATTAGGTTTGGCATTGCGCGACGTACAAGTGCGATTAGGATTGGATTCCAGTTAGCAGCCGCACCAGTATTGTTTGTTGGCGCTGCTTCTGCAATCATGCCCTCTTCCATAAGAGCTTTTTCTTGGTTCTCAAGAATTGCTGCTGTTACAGCTTTTCTGTGAGCGTCTTTAATCGAGCCGGCAGATTCTTCATTAAGAACTGGGCTCCACTTTTCGACGAGTTTGTCGTATGCTACTTGCATAATGGATTACTCCCTATTTGTTTGTCTTAGTGCAGATAGATATTTTGCCATTGAATCTGTTGCAGTTACTTCTGCTCCGTCATCAACATCAGTTGGATCTAAGTCTGCAGACTCGGTTACTGATTTTTTGAAATATGATTCTTTAACAGTTGCAACTTTCGCTGCAAATGTTTCTTCGTTTTCGAAATCAATATCTTCTACTAGGCCTTTCAGCTTTTCAACTTGAGTTTCGGCTAAATCACGTGAAGCTTCACGAACAACTTTTTCGCGCTTTAGTGTTTCTAGTTCTTCAACCATTTCGATCTGCTTGCCAGTTGCACTGTTAAGCTTCTCTTCAAGTTCTTCAACTGTTTCGGCTAGTTCGTCAACTAGGTCGACTTTAGACTCTGGTACTTCGATGTAAGATTCAGTGAATAGATCTTTCAAGCTATTCATGAATTTTTCTGCGATCTCTGTACGTAGACCTGATTGGATTGCAACTTTGTTGTCTTCCATCCAGCCTTCTACAACATAGTTCAAATAGTTGTCTACTTGATCTACAAGATCTGCTTTAGTAGATTCAATCTCTTCAGCAAGCTCTTCGTTGTATTTTTCTTCAAGGCGATCGATTTCTTCTGCTAGCTTCGATTTGATAGCTGCTTCAAAAATCACACCTGCTTTATCCTTGAACTCTTCGCTTAGAGTTGCTTCATCAGCAATCAATGCGTTAAGATCATCAGAGAAATCTGCTTCGTACTGGAAATCAGCTGCTGCTGTTGTTTCCATTACTTCTTCAGAATCCTCATCAACGCCTTCTGCAAACATTTTGCCATACATGCCAGCCAAATCTTCTTTTTTCATTTTTGACATTTTCATGTATGCAGCGTTAATCATGCCTGCTTTTGTTTTAGGCATTGGATCGGCAGGAGCTTTTACCATAGGATCAGAAGATCCTTTATCACCTTTACGTGCCTTAGCTTTAGGTCCTTTGTCACCTGCAGAATCTACAGATGCAACTGACTGAGCTTCAGCGTTTTTAGGATCATGAGTTCCTTCCACGACTTCGTTCTCTTCGTCATGGAGTTCTACATCCTGATCTTCTACTTGATTTTCATCAGTCATAGATGACTCCTTTTAAAATTTAGATTTGAGTAACGAGAGGAAATTCTTAAACTCACGAACCTCTGTTTCGTACAGATTTGCCCGCGGAGCCTTTTTAATTTCAGTCTCCATTTCTTCAATTGCTCTTCGCTCAATAATGCCGTTGTTCCATACCCACTCAACACCTTCCATTACCCCATTTACGAAAGCGCTAGGTGCGGAGGGATCCTGAACAATATCTACTGCATTGAGTAGAAAGTCGTCTTTAACGACCATTGCGTCATTAGTTCGCTGTAAGCTTCCCATACCACGAGTCGAAACGCCCAGTTGAACACCGCCCTCGAGTAGACCTTGTACGATCTTACCCATAGGAGTCTCCAATACTGTGGCTTTTCCCACAACATTGTTCCCCGACCATTCGAGGTTATCAATCTTGTGTGAAACCTTATCCAGATTAACAGTTGGTCCTTCAGGATGATTTAACTCACCAACCGCACGTCCTTTTTGTACTTGCTCAGTAACGTATTTGTTAACAGCGCTTTCCATTACAGCACGTGGGTAAATGCGACCATTTCTGTTCTTCTGTTCAGCGGACATAAACACGCCTTCAATAGAGTACTTTTTAGACCCGTCTTTACGAGCTTCAGTAAGTACCTCTAGATGGTCTTCTGTATATTCCGCTATTAATCTCATTTCATATCCCTATATTGTTTAATAAATGTTTCTCCAGCTTTAAATGCTTCTCGTTCAGTGCGGTATGCATCAAGCGGATCTCCATCTACATAAGCAACATATTTTCCTTTTTCGTTTGTTACTACTACTTTAATTCCATTAAAGGATCTTGTTTTTCCTTTAACTTTTTGTTTCCGTAGAGAGTTAAACCGTTTCATTTGTTTCTTCTTACTATTATTTATAATAATTTAAATTTTCACTGTCTAAACTTATGAGAACACGATACGTAGATTCACGTACGTCTCCATTATGAGTCGTCGTCCTCACTGTCCTCGTCTCCCATTTCGAGTTCAGCATCATTATCGGGCTCTTGTAAGGTTTCGGTCTCACTTTCTTCATCGGATTGTGTGATATTATCTTCTTCTCCGACATCATCATCCTCGAGATCGAGTTCAAGCTGTTCTTCTTCAGCTCCGTTATAGATTTGATCAGCGAGTTTAATTTTCTCTTGATCTAATGCATCATTTACTCGCTGTGTCATAATTTCACCAAAAATTTCATTGGCTTTATTATAATCTTTATTCAATGCATTTTGGATCATATCAGTTGTCATTGTCATTGTCTTCACCTTCTTTTGGTTCTATTTCACCAGATTGAGTTTCACTTTTTATTTCGCCTTTCATCCTCTTAATCTCTTCGTCATCTAATAACAATACGTTTTTAAATACAAATTCCTTCGAAAAGAATTCTCCAACATATTGTTGCATTTGATCAAGAGTTTGAATTTTTTCTCGTAGTAGTTCTGCGTCTTTTAATTCAGTGAAATGGTTATCACGTACGTAATCAACTACTAGATCATTTTTAATTTTATCCCAATCTTCTTCAGTAATAATACCTTTTAGAATCAATTGAGTTTTAAGAATACCATAAAAGAGATGAGCAAATCTACGGCGTAATCTATCAATAAACTTTTGGAATTTCAGTTCATCTCTTGAGATCTCAGTAGATCGCCCTAAACTAAATTGTGCTTCTTGTTCCAAACGATTAATTGGAACATTAAGAGATCTATACATTCTTTTTTGGAAATATACAATGTCATCAATTTGTCCAAGATTTTCACCACCAGGAAGCGTAGAAATTTCAGTACCTCTTCCACCTTCTCTACGTGGCAGCCAAAAATCTTCAAGTAATGATTGATGTTTACGATCATCTCGTATTTCGCCAGTTTTAGCATCGTATACTAACTTATTACGATACTTAGCCATAATATCTTTCATATATTGTTCTGATTTACCACGCGGCAAATTACCAACATCAATATAGAAAATACGTCTTTCAGGAGCTCGAGCTAGTCTGTAAATAACTAGTGAGTCTTCCATCATACGCAATTGATTAATAGGCTTAATTGCTTTATGAAGATAAGATACAACCTTTTTACGTGATTCATCAAGTAGACCCGATGTCACATAACTTACAGCATCTTCACTCAGTTTTACACCAGCAGTTTGTTGACCTGGTTTTTCTTGGTAGATATAGTATTCATCAACCTTCTCAACTAAGTTTGCTCCAGTTTTAGGATCTTTTTTCTTCTTAATTTGTTTTACTTTACGAATCTTTGCTGAATCAATTGGTCGTATTTCTTGAATACCGGCTTTTAGCTGAGATTCATTAACGACTAAATGATGATAGATTCTGCCATCAACATACCATCTTTTAAAAATATCATGACCATTTTCTTGGAAGTTTAACATGGCAACAATATTATCAAACTCTTCTTTAATAGTTTTCTTAATATTGTCGGGTTGTTCTAAGTTATCCATGTTAATATCAACAGGTTGTTCCATTGCTCCACCAGCAATAGCTTCTCCTACGATATCTTCAATCGCAGCATCAACTTCTGGATGCATAGAACACCCACGATATTTCATAATTAGTTGATGGTTATCTTTTGAATCATCACCGTCAATATTGAGATATTGACCGTAATGTGTACCTGATGCTGTAACATATCCAGCACCATCATCATCTACTGGTGGCACAATAGACGGAAGCTTCTTCGGATCAGCCGACTTTCTTTTTATTTCAAAACCAAATAGTGTAACACTTCTATCGTTTTCTGCCATTTAAAAATTCCCTAGTATAAATCAGGGCTGGCGTACCAGCCCTGATTACTGTATTTATTTAAGTAGTTGTTGCGGCTTCAAAGTATTGATATGCGAAAGTTGTTGTAAATCTTTCGATATCATCGTTTGTTCCGTAGTTTAGATCGATCGGTGATAAATCAGTTGGGAATGCACCTCTAAAGATGTATTCTTTAATTGATTCGCCTTCGCGATCTAGCTGTTCTACTTTCAGATCTGCTTCGTAAAGAATAGGTGTTGAAAGACCAGTATTTGCTGAGTGAGCATTCATACCGTTCATCCAACGTTCCATTGAATCACGAATTGCAAAATCTGTATCGTTAATAATTGTTACAGTCCATTCTGCAAATGTACGATCACCTGCCATTTTAAGCTGACGACCACGGAATGGAATCACAATAGTACCAAGCGTTGAACCTGGTAATTGTGCTGCTTCGATTAAAAACGAAGTAAGTTCAGCGTCCCCACCAGCATAGGCAGGAAAGTTGATTGTTGCTTTAAAGAGATTAGGACGTGCGCCTCCACCTCTTAATTTTGATTTGAAATCATCTACACCTAAAACTGCCATTTTCTATCTCCTTACACTGTGCCTACGACTTCTTCGAAGTCAACACCAGTTCTCACAGCTACGAAGTTTAGAGTGACATAGTTGATAGAACGTGCTGGCTTGATGAAGATGTTTGCAATGAATTCATTACGATCGATTACTGCAGGTGTGTTGTTTGTTTCGTCAGCAACTACACGGAAATCAGTAATACCTCTTCGGCCTTTTACTTCTCTCAACACTGGTTCGATGATGTTCACAAATTCTGCTCTTGTAAATTCGTCGTTGAATTCAAACAGAACTTGCTCAGCCGCTCTTGCAATTGCTCTTTCAAGAACAAGGAAGAGTCTGCGAACGTTGATTCTATCGAACGCTGATGCTCTTGTTAGCATTGTCTTATCACCAAATAGCAGTGTTCCTTGACCAGGAATATTTGCGATTGGGTTGACACTTGCTTTATAAAGAGTATCACGTTGACCTTTTGTTGGCGAATAAGAAATTGAAGTAATTCCTAAGTAACCACCTCTGCGTGAACCAGCAGGTGAGAACCATGGAGCTCTTTCAATGTCTGTTTTTGCCATAAGACCAGCAGTTGAAGATGCCGCTGGAATATGAATGTATTGATCATTAAACTTATCATAG